TAAATAAGTAAATATAAGCATTTTAAAATTGTTGTTGGTTAATTTGAACTTTTTTACTTTTAGATTTTTTCTGTTTTTGATTTTGTTCGTGATCCTGATTAATCTTTATCTTATTAGGGTTATCTATTTTATGAAATATCTCAATGGTAGGTGAGAAGAAATCATCACAAGACATTGTTAAACATCCTGTTATAATTAATAATAAAGCTCCAATTAATTTTTTTAAGCTAACCATAGTTTTATCTCTTCTTCTCTTCTATTGAGTAATCCTTTAGAAGCTACTTTATTTATATATTTCCAACGTCTGAACTGATCAGGTACTTTATCAAACAATCTGTCATTAATAAACTTAAGTAACGTTGATTGTTTGAAATTTGCAACACCTATATTGTATATAAGGCTTATTAAAGCGTCAAATTGATTTTGATTGATCTTTACTTTAAGAAATTTATTTAAAGCTGATTCTCGGGGTTCTAAATCCTTTTTAAGTAATAGTTCACCCTCTAATCTTGTCATAGGTACTGGAAAATCTTCGTTAGGTAATATTACATGTCCATAACCAATAGTAACTTTACCGGCAGGGCAGATGTATTCCTTATCGCTAAAACCCTCAAATTTTTTGATTAAAGTAAGTCCTTTCTGGGAAGTTTTCATGATGTAGGTGAGAAGTCTAGTTTTAGTCCTGTTAATATTTGAGTAACAAGCTCACCTAATTGCTCAAGTGCATTATCATTGCCAAATATGTAATGTGAGAATAATACAAAACAGCTAAAAAATCCTATCCAGAAATTTATGTTTGTAAGAGTTGTTTTTACAAACTCAAACATCAATATCACCTAAATCAGTTTCGTCAGATGATCCACCTATGCCATGAACAGCTTGTAATAAGGTTACAAGTGATAATGATAACTGTCCAAACACTTTTACAAAATGATCAAGGTCGTTTGCTGCTGTTAGCATCATCAGGAGTAGAACATTTACAAGTACAAGATTCACTTGTGTCAGATTCCAAGATTTTATATGCTTTATTATCTTGTAAAAGATGTTCATTTTTGAATTTATAGTAATAATATTTATAATCAAAATATCTAATATAATCAGGAATTGTCGTAGACAAAACAAAACTTATTATTATATAAATTAGATTTAAGTAAAACTTCTGTTAATCATATTAAAGTTAATTTTTTTTATTAACAATGTATTTTTAATAATTGTTGCAATATATAAAAATATAAGTAATAAAAAAATATTAATTATCATATTCAGCAGAATACCTATCAAAAGGTTTTGATAAAGAATCTTTGTGCATATCTATAAATTGATTTATGTCATTCTTTATCATAGTTTTACTACCACCAACATCTTTTTTGATAGCATCATAAGAATACACATTAGCTTGTTTTAATAAAAATTTCAAGATATTTGTGTCATTTCCTTTCTCAATTAATCCAATTAGCTTAGCAGTTGTTTCAGGTTTGTCAAAACTGTTAGCTAATCCTCTGTAATATAACTTAACTAACTGGTTTGATACAACAGCTCCAGCAAAGCCTCCTACTGGACCAAAGGCAGCATTACCTATTGTTGCTCCTATACCAGTCTTAGTTGCAAACCTAGTTATTGTTTGTGTGATATCTTTACTACTATCAGAATTTATTTTTATTTTATTACTTATTTCACCCACTTTATTTAACACAACAGGTAATTTTTTTATAATAAATTCAGCTTGTTTTTCATCTCTAACTAAACTTCTAATCAGATTTTCATTATCTAAAATAGTACTTTGTATCTTAAAAGTATTAAAATCAAATCTATTATTAGTTTTTTCGTAATTTATGAAATCATCAAATATCAACTTTTTAAGTTTTATTTGTCTTAAAGCATCAAAAAGTTCTTTAGCTTTACCATCCATTTTAGATATTAACTCTCTGTTTTCATTAATATCCAAATTGTATTTATGAGCTAAATTAGATAAACCTTGATCATTACCTGCGTTTTTAAATTCACGTGCTTTTTCCAAATCTTTTTTATTTGGAAACTTAATAACATTACTTGTACTTGTACTTGTATATAATTTATTTATTTCATAACCATCTTTATCAACTATAGTGCGTTCACCGGTTAAGGGTCTTTTATTATTTAAACCTTTTCTATATGCAAATAATATCCGATTGTAATAATCATCTGCTAATTGTTTATTTTGTTTTAAAATATCTTCTTTAGTATGAAAATTTTTATATTGCTCTGTAGTATTACTTAAAGCTTTTCTTACCTGTTCAACACCTCTACTGGTATTCATTATGTTAGATATATAGCCAGTAGGTTCGCCTTGTAATAGTGTTTTAATAATTTCATCTTGAGTAAAAGAGAAATAAACTTTAGAATCAAAATCTAATGCTTTTCTGTAAGATGTTATAAATTCTTCCGGTAAATTTCCTAAATCCGTGTTTTTCTCAATTATTCTATCAATTAATGATACGGCTTTTCTTTGCAATTCTTCAACATTGCTATTTCCCCTATATGAAATATCATTTAAACTTTGTCTTTTATTTACAAGCTCTATAGGATTAATTGCATTTTTTACTATTCTTCCATTTACATTTCTACTTTCAGCAGAAGAAGCAGAGCTAAATAATCTATTAAAAGTATCTGAAACCTGTTCTATTGCTGAAATTTCAGCAGTATCATTTCTACTGGTAGGAGAAAATATTTTAAAATCATCTGATAATTGTTTTAATTCAGGTATAAATTCTTCTAAGCTAATAATACTGTTTTCATTACTACTTAAAATCTGCCGGTATCTATCATGATTTAAATTTCTTTCCTTTGTTAAAACACTATTAAATTGAGGTAAAAGAGTTTTAAAATCTTCAATTTTATTAGTATAGGTAAGTTCACCGGCATTTTTAGAAAAATCACCTAAGTTTCTTTTTACAAAATCAATTAAACCTTGTTGCGTATCTTTTAATAATTTTTCTTTTAATGTATAATCAGGTAAATACAAACCTAATTCTATTGCTTTTGCATTATGTTTTTGTAATGTATAAGCGTTAACTAAATCTTTATTTTTAGTTAACTCTCTTATAATAGTTTTTTTATCTGCACCGCTATTAAGCATATTAGCAAGTTCTGGGGCTACTGATTCAAGAAATTCCATATCAATAGGATTATCTTTTTTATGTAACAACCAAGCAGCAAAACTTGTATTACCTTTGTGCATAATGCCTGTATCAGTTGATACATATTCAATAGCTTCTTTAGACGCTTGTTCTATATCCCTTAATCTTCTCATGGTTAATTTACCAACGTCAGTATTTGATTTGAATACTAAACCATTTATCCAATTACCGGCAGTTTCTTGAACAGTATCTAATCCTTTATATAATCCCTCTACAAAAGGTTCTTTAAGTTCAGCTACATTTTCCATTACTTTATTATACATGGTTTTTGGTAACGCTGTTTTTAATATATATTTAGCCCCACCAGTAACAACACCATAACCACCTCTTACTGATACATCACCTGCAATATAACCACCAAGAGTTCTTGCAGTATCTTCTATTGGTGCTTGCTCTCTTGCTAACTCATCTTCTTCTCTAAAGTTATTAGCGAGGTATCCTCCAACTGCTGCTGCGGTAGTATTTACAGGGTTAACTTCAACACTTACTAGAGTATTTAAAAAATTTGTAACTTTATTATTTACCAAGAAATTTTTAGCACTAGGATTACTAACAAGTGCTGCAACACCTTTTCCTCCTAATTTTAAAACACCTCCACCAGCAGACATTTCAACTAAAGACTCTACTGTATGACCGGCAGATACGTAGTTATCTATTACGTATTGCTGGTCAGTTCCTTTATATTTCTCTATAGCGTCTGGTTTTAAATTGTCTTCAACGTATTGCTCTGTTACCTTACCATTCCATAGTTTATTAGCATCATCGTAGGCTTGATTTGCTTGAGACCTAAAATCTTTTGATGTTTCTTCCATACCTAGATTCTCTGTCAAATTAGCCATTCCACCGCTAATTCCACCATAAATAGCATTACCGGCGGCAGCAACACTGTCAACAGTTTTACCTAATCCTTTATTAAAACCATATCCAAAACTAGTTGCTTTTTCTTTAAAAGATGGTTCTTCAAGTGAAACACCAGATTCTTCTGGGCTTACAATTCTCCACTCACCGCTTTGTATTTTTCTTTGTTTAAGGGTTTCAAAATCTTCTTTGTCTTCCATTATTTACCTACAAAACTGTATCCATCATTATAAACTTCTTCATAATCTTCTAAAGGTATTTCAATAATTTCCTTTTTACCTGTGTTTTTATTAACTTTTGATACTTTAATTGTTTTTTTAGATGAATTTTCTTTAACATAATTATTAAACTCATCTTCATTAAAGTTTACAACATTTTCATCATAAGGACTTCCTTGATAATTATTAGTTCTTAGATTTTTTTCAATATTATTAAATCTATATATATTATTAAGAGCATTAATTTTATCTTTTCTTAATATATTTAATGAAGCTAATAAATTCTTGTCAGTATTAGGTATTGTTTCTAGAGCAGTTAAAAATTCAGTAGTAGAAGGATTACTACCACCAGCTTCTTTAACTCTTGCAAAATATGCAGCTTTAGCCATATCTACAATAGTCATTTCTTTGTTGTTACCACTAATATATTTACCCCATTTTCTTCTTGCTTGTGCTATTAAATCACTTCCAACCTGTCCTTTTTTAGCTGCTTCTACTAACATTTCTTCTGTTTCATTTAAAGTTTTTACAAGAACTTTATCTGATATTATTTTTTTACCAACATCTTTTATATACTCTTTATTACTGTCAACATCAGCTTTGAATAATATTTTTTGTTGATCATTCATAGGTGGGTTTTTTACATCATTACGAGCTTTTTCCGCTTGCGATTTATACAATTCAGCATGAGCTTTACTTGCTTCAATATCAGCTTGATATTTCTGCATCTGCAATTCTTGTGCTTTGACCATTCTATCAATATCTGCATTCTGCAATGGGCTTAAGAAACCTCTATATTCTTTTTTCTGATCAGCTGGTAACAAATCCATTACGGGTTGTAATAGGTTCTTAATGTTAATGGCTTTGGGATTACCAGTTTCATCTATAAATGTTGCATAACCATTTTTGTAATGACTGAATTTTCCTATTTTATCCCCTGTTATATCACCATAGCTTTTTAATATTTCAGGAGCTAATATATCAACTTCATTGTGTTTACCAGCATAAATATATTCACTTAGTTGAGATAATCCTGCGTGGTTTTCATTAAGAAAAGATAAAAGTTTCTGTTTTTTAAGTTCATTTCTACCAGATTGCATTTCAAGAGTATATTTATTCATAGCAAGCTCTTTTGACATACTCTCAAGTTCGGCAAGTTTTGCTTCTCTCTCTGAATCATGAGAAAATCCAGCAGCAAAACCTCTAAGAATAGCACTAGTATCAGCCTGACCTTTATTCATAGGTCTACCTATACTATCAGCTTGCTTATTTAAAGCATCGCTGAAATTATCCTTATATGTTTTTCTATTTATTATATCGTGATAATCTTTCATTATTTCTTTATTATCGGTTTAATTATTTTATCGGCTAAATTACCACCAAGCCCACCTGCTAAAGTACCAAGTCCAGTTTTTACAATAGTATTTCTAAATCTTTCCTGCTCTAATCCAGATGCTTGTAACTCATTAGATTGTTTCTTATACATAGCATCGTTAGTAATTCCCATTGCATTAATAGCGTTGGTACTTTGATTAGCAATAAAGTTTAATCCCATTTTGCTTGGGTCTCTATTAACAAGCATGTTTAGCGTAAGTTCACGTCTAGCAAGCTCTGACTGCCTTTCTGCTTTACCTCTATCAAGTTTTAATCCCTCAAGAGCTACTTCCTGCTGCCTTTCTGCTACTTGTGCATTTAGTATAGCATTTGCCCTCTGCTGTTCTAACTCCTCAACACCTAAGTCCTGTTGTCTGATTTTTAACTGATTATCGCTATCCTGTACAAATTGTTTATACCTTAAATCACCCTCTTGTGCGAGTGTACTACCTGACTTGATTAGATTATCAATAGACTGTTGTTTCAAATTATTTGCAAAGACATATTCTTTAAGGTTATTTTCTATTTCAGTATCTACTTTCTGTTTTTGCAGACTAATCATAGTTCCAAGAGCAGTAGTTGAGTTATTTAAACCCATTTCTCTTAGTTTTGCGTCTAGTCCGTTGTATCTGATATCAAAACCCCTATCCATAGCAAGTTTATTAGCATCTTTAAATGCCCTTATCATTGGACCATATCTCTCAATTGTCATAGGATCGGATACTTCAAGTCCTGTCATAGTATCTTGCAAATCCCTAAGCCTATTACTTACATCACTAACGGCAGCAGCATAGCGCATCTCAAAAGGAAGTAACGCTCTTACCTCTGGTAAATTTAAATCAATATTAGGTAAATTAGCTATTTCAGGAAGAATTGACTCAAAAGGAGCATCTAAAGGAACTCTGCCAGATAGATCATTAATTTGAATTTCAGTATCACCTCCAAATCTTTCAAGATTGGACGCCTCACCCTCTAATTGTGATATCTGACCTTTTAATCTATTTTGCCTATCTATCCAAAATTGGGTTTTATTACGATTAAATCCATCTTGAGCTTCAACTAGACGTTTTTGCTTCTGCTTTATCTGACTTTGTAATTTAAGATAACGCTCACCTTTAGGAGATTTCTTAAATACAAATTCTTGCCCGCTTACTGCATCAAACATCCTCATATAATTAATAGGAGGATTACCTTTAGTAGCGTCAATAGGTGTATAAGGTGTAAAGTTTACCGGTGGTGCTTCTTCATCATCGCCACCAAAGAATCCTCCCATTAGCTAATCCCTAAATAATAATATTTTTCATTATACTTCATAAATCCAAAATGATTAAGTAATCTTAGACTTTTGATGTTATTAAGTCTTGTAATAACCACATCATAACCTACTTTAGAGCATATATCAATAAACTTGCTTTTAAGGTTAAAATACAAATCCTTATTAAGCCATTTAGAGCGGTATGGTATGCGAATAAACAAATCAAGTACTCCCTGCTTATCAGTTCGTTTGAATACCTTTATAATCCCTGTTATATTGCCATTATTGTATAACAATATGTTTATCGTATCTTTTTTAAAATAAACTTTAATCATTATCAGTAACTCCTTTAGCAATTAAAGCTGCTCTTACTTCACTTCCTATATTTTCATAAGTATCTAGAAAATCATCATCAATAGTTTCAGGAGCTATATTAAAATATTCCAATACCTCATAATTATTTGTGTCATAACTATTTTCTGGAAACTCATTTTTCTCTCTTTCAAAAAGGTATAAAGGATTATCACTATAATATCTGGAATGAAATAAATTAGGATGTATATTAATATCTATACTATTATCAAGTATTTTACTTGGCAATAAGCATTTATTTACAAAGGCATCAAGACTAGCTACTCCGTCTTTGCTACCTCCTACATTATATTTATCAGGTATTAACCCACTATTTATTTCACTTTGTATAGCAATTCTATCAAGAGATAATGTATTATAAGCTGTTTTTGATATGTCTATTGCATTATCATCAATGTTAACACTATCTATTGTATTATCAGATACAAAATCATTAGCAAGATTATCAGTTAGATTTAATTCTGATAATTTATTTATTTTGATACCTGTTATAGTATCCATTTCAATATCATCATTAATAAGTTTACGCCAGATATGAGTATTATTGTATCTTGCAAAAAGAATACTGTAATCTTCAATACAAGTTATTGGAAATATCTGCCCAACATTATCACTGCACAATATTGATCTAGGTGTGATATTTTTTAATTTATTTAATTCAATTGAATCTTCATCTATAATATCAACAATATCAACCCATTTTATTGTACCATCACCAACGTTTACTAAAAACTTGTTAGGAACTATTTTTAATGATGTTTGTAAAGCTTCTTCAAATTTTACTTTTAGTTCGTTATTAAAATAATCACCTAAATTATTGAATTCATTATAAAGATCAATTGATCTTATTATTTTTATTTTTTTAGACTGATTTTTAAAAAATTCCTGATCTCTATTGTAATAATTAAGCATATCAAATACCAAGTAATGTTCTTAAATTATCATCTAAACGCTCTTTACCTATAAAGTTTTTACTTTTTACATTAGGGCAACTTATTCTATCAAGAAAATTGTTTAAATTAAACATAGTGCTACCTAGATGATGTGATTTTATTACATTCTGTTTTTCTTTTAAAGAATAAGTAACAGTATTTGGAACAAGTTCTAATTGTTCATACTTTATAGGAGGTTGTGGAGCATAAATATTTATAGGGGTTATATTTATTTGAGTTTGCAAGTCTTGTTCGTTCTTATAAAGTGCAGGTAATAAAGCCTTATTTTTAAGCCAAGTTTGCCTATAATTATCAAATCTTGCTTTATTATTGTTATAATTTAATTTCTGCGGAACTCTTGCTATATTAGTAAAAAAATCTACTACAGATGTATTATAATTTTCCAAATAGCTAATATAATTAACTATTACACCATCATAAGCAGTTAATATTGCATCTTTAATTAGTTTAGCATTTACAGTGTTTATCTGTAATATTTTCTTTTGAACTTTTTTTAAATTTTTAGTAAGACTTATATATACTGGATTTTTATAAACTTGATCAGGTACTGGTTGTTCATACTTTACCAACTTATAAGCATTTTTAACTGAATAAACGCATAGTAAATAAGGATTAATTTTTTCAGGGAAAGTAATATTTGGTTTAGCAAGTATAATAGAATTTAAAGGTATTGTATTTTTATGTAATAAACCATCGCCAAATAAAGCTCTATTGTTTCCTATTAGTTTAAAATCAAAAGAATTATCTTTTATTTTATCAGCAAATATTGAATTTGTTTTATAAACAAGCCCACTATTTCTTCTGAGTTGTAATATTTTATGATGAAGTTTATCAGCAGTTATTTGATATAAATCAAACTTGTCGTTACTTACTGATAATGTAACAATATTATTAGTTCTTACTAATAGATTTGATAATAAATAGTTTACTCCATCTTGAGATATATGATCTTTAGCAATAGCATTTATATCTATATTATTACTTTCAATAGCTCTATCTTCAAAATTATAACCAGATATTTTATTTGAATTTGAATAAGTATCTCTATAAATACTTTTAAATATCCCACCAACACCAAAATTATCAACATTTAATTTAAGATAATCAATATTAGTGTTTCTTTTTACAAAAAGAAGTGAGTTGTTTTTTACTAAACTTAATTTAACTAATTCTATGGAATTATTAGTATAGTTTACATCTTCAAGTTTACTAAAAACTACCTTACCATTACCTATATTTTTTAATATGTAATTAGTATTATCAACTATTCCATTATAACTTTGTTCAACTATTGAATTTATTGATGTAACAACTTTTCTATTTAAATATTCAACAAGGTTATTTATTTCATTATCAAAATCTTTATAACTAATATCACTATTACTCTCTGATAATGATTGAAAGAAACTAATATCTCTTGTAAAATTACTAATCATTATCAACCTCTAATTTTATTAGCAATAGCAGTAGTTAAATGGTCAATAGTAATTGATTTTGGTGCAATTATTGTATTTATATTGTGAGCATGTTTGTAATTACCTTTAGCATACCAATATACAAGTCTATTAGGATTTATTGAATTTGGTTTAAACAGATTTGAACTTAATATATACCTTTTTTCTATACATACTTTTTTTCCATTTGGTGTTGTTAATGATAGATCAACAATATTAGTATTATTAGAATAATATTTTATAATATTTTTTACTCTAAATGTGGATAATTTATTAACAGGAATAGTATATGGGTTAGATAATTTTCTACCTGCTGGAGAATTAGAACTTAACATTCTTTTTAATAAATCCCTATTCCAATCTCTATTTATATAAACTTTATTTAATCTACTATTTAAATCTACATAACCATTAGGAATTATTGAAGACCAGATATATTTTTGTAAATGTTCCTTAGCATTATCATCAAATCTATCAAGTTTTAATGAATTATCTGTTATGTTACGTGTTTTTATAGAATTGTTTTTAAAATATCTTCCAACAATAGTATTTATTCCTATTGTTGGTGTTATTTCTGATAGATTATAAGAATCTATTATATTTTCCTTTATTTTATTACCTGTTATTTTACTTAATGGATCAATATAATCTTTTGATATTCTACCAAGTTTTATAGACATATTATCACAAAGAATAGTAAATAAATCTAAAGCGTTTCTATTATTAAAACCAAGTTGTTTTATTTCACCATTATTATTTGATATAAAAAATGAATTTTTAATATCTTTATGATTAATTTTTTTAATATTTATTGTATTGTCAACAAAATCATCATTAGATATTTTTTTCCAAAAATAAGTGTCATCATTGCTTTTTAAAATACTATTTATATCTGCTTGAATAGTTGAACCAATAATTATTTCATTATTATAATTATTAAGTTTAAAAATAATTTCATCATTCAAATAATTAACAATATCATTAAATCTAGTATCAATTTCTACTGATTTAATAACATTATTAGGATATTTAAAATATTCAAGATTCTGTTTTAGTAATTTAATCGGCATTTTTATTAGTTTTTTTCTCTATATTAATACCACCTGATAAATATAAACTATCAAAAATAAATTCCTTATAAGCAATACCATTTATTTTTAAAGAAATACTATCAGTATGAAATCTTAGTGTTTCCTGTGGATAAATAGCTTTTTCATTATTTGAATACTCATCAATATCAAATCTGCTTATATCAAATTTACTATCTATCTGATTAACTTTTATTTCTGTTAATTGATAGTCTGACATATCATAATTCAAATATACTTTTATTTTAACTAGAATATCCTCACTTGATTGACAACTTAAATATATATTTTCATTATACCAAGTAGCAGTAATATTGAACCAGTTATAATATAAATTAAATGGTATTGGGTTATTTTCCATATCCATATAATTTTTATATTTTAACTTATCACAATATACTAGAACATTACCTTTATTAGCTAAATACAGGTTTTTAGAAACAGAATCATAAAGAAAAGTTTTACTATCTGAAAAGTTTTGAGTAAATATTGTCCAAAAACCCTGACCTTTTAATTGATAAATATAACAATTATGAATAAATCTGAAACCTATAAAACCACCATAAGGATACACAAAACAATTAAGATTTCTATATTCTCTTTCAGTAGTTAAGTTCTCAAGCTGTTTTCTTATATAACTATTTACATTATCAGCAAAAAACAAATCTATATTTAGATTATTGAAACCATCTATCTTTAAACTGCAAATACCGAATTTTGATAGAAAAATAAAAACATTAGGTAACTCAACAAACATGTTTTTACTGAAAATTCCAACAGGTTCTGTTTTCTGCCACCTAAAATCACCAAATTCTATATTCTGACCATCATTAATAACAGTTGGATCATTTCCTATCCATATTTGTACTGATTCTTTACCCCAAAATAATATTCTTCCCTGATAGGTGTTAAAACACTGCAAATCATCTATTTTATTGCTATTGGAAGCAAGATTTATAGATTCAATTATTCCTTTCTGATTATACCAATTAAATATTGATTTTCTTTTTTCACAATAATAAACCAACATTGATTTATCAGGACTTCTGAATTTCTTATAAAAAGAACCACCGCTATCCAAAGCAAATAATCTATCGTTAATAATATTTACATAACTAAAAGCAGGTATTGATTTTAAATATAAAATATTGGTAGGTTCGCCTATAAAATTATCTTCAAAAGTTAAATCTATTTTTACACTATCAGTAACTGTGAATACTACATCAATAATCTTGTTAGGTGTTTCTAGTTTCAAACCACTTACAACTTTTACTATATTATTAATAACTAAGTTTTCTCTTAATTCAATTTCATAAAGTAAATCTACTACTAAAGATAAAGTATTGTTTGAAGTCTTTGTAATAGAAGTTTGAGTTATCTGATAATCACTTTTTAATTCTTTTAAATCAGTTCCATCATAATATTGTACTGGATCAATTCCATTACATATTATTAAATATCTTTGATAATTTATGTATGAAACAATAACATTAGGGTTAAAATCCAAACCTAATATAATTAAGTTATCCACAATATCAGAATCTATAAATTTATAAATCCCAGCTCTTTCTATCCACACATTAAAATTATTATCAAAAAAACTTATATCTAAATTTACTTTAAAAAGAATATCATCATTATTTTGCTCAACATCAAATATTTCACATTTATCAGAATAACTATCTTGTTCTATAAAAACATAAACATTTTCAAAAAAATATTTATATAAAATAGCTTTTTGATTTCCATTTAAAGCTCTTATATCAATTGCTATTTGTGTTAAATTATCTGCAAGTCTATTTATAGCAATATTGTCTGCAAAATTTATATAAGGAGTCTTTATAAAATAAGTTTGATAAGTAAGAATTTCAGAATTACCATTAAAATTAATATAATTCATCAACTTCAATTGATCATTAAAAATAAAATTAGGATTTACTTCTTGACTCGCTACTATTTTTGTACCATTTCTTACAGATAAATTATTGTCCTCATTCAAAATCATATTTTGAATGTATTTAGCATATGATAGATTATCTATTGAATTTGAATTAACACCATTGGAAGCTGCTTTAAATACAATAGCGTTTTCTCTCCCTTGGAAATTACTTATTACTTTTGACATCTAAACACTCGTATAGAAGTTTACAATATCAGCTAGTTTTTCTTTATATAAAGTATATACAGTAGATAATTTGGTCATCTGACCATTAGTTGTTAGGAATATATAATAAACTGCTCCAAGAACTAATGTTTGTGTTACAAGTTCATCATAAATAACAGTATCTGACTCAATATCAGCATTACTTATGATTTCAACTAAAGTTTTTAATTTAGGTATTTGAAATATCTTAACAAAAGTATCGCCATCAACATCTTTTTGATAGTCTCTACAACCTAACACTACTTTATTTTCAGATGGTATTATATAATACTGTTTTTCAGTTAAAGAAAGAGTATCATTTGTAAGCAGATCAAAAGAACTTAATTTAACATCATAATTATAAACTGATCTTAATCTATTATTCTTGAAATCAAATACAAAAGAATATTCAAGACCATTTAAAACAACTTTCTGTTCTTTATAAATTAAAAATTCTTTATAATTCCGTAATCTTAAATAAATGTCGTTGTTTGCAAAATTAAGACAACGTAAGTATTCCTTACGTTGTCTTTCAGTAGCTAATGTACCAAAAGCAAATTGAGAAATAGTATCAATAAGTTCTGTAACATTCATTTAAAATTAGTTTTTATAAGTTACTCTTATGTTCATAGTTGAACCTGCTATAGTATTTGCAGCAGCTAAAACTGATATAATCAACCTTGATTTACTAGAAGAAAAACTAATATTGTTTCTAACTGTCAAATGATTTGCAAAAGCTGCTACTAGGTCTGTTTCAGTTCTATTTAAACCTATAAATTCAACACCGCATATATCGGAATTAATACCTATATTTGATAAAAGTACAGACATATAATTAACAGTAGTTCCGTTAAAAGTAGCTGGAATAGCTATGGCAACTATTTTATCTACATAAGTACCGCTGGTAGTACTACTAACTGCTGGTAAAATAGTAGCTTTATCAGAGTTATTAGCAGCAACAGCATTACCTAATGCCATTGCTACATCAGTAGCACATCCTACAAAGTTTACTCCAGTAATACCTAAAGCGGTTGCATCATTTGGTAATTGAGCAACGTTAGCTGCTCCGGTTATTGTGTATTTTACAACTAAATTCATTTTAATACCTATTTATTAAATTAATGTGAAAGAATGTACAATACCAGTTTCAAGATATGGGAATGTATTTACATTTTGGTATCTTTTAGATGGGAATTTAACAACTTTCATACCATCAAGAAGTCTTATACCCATTTCATATTGATTTTCATGATCCATTTCTTTTATGGTAATTTTAGGAGTAGTACAAATAGCTTTTGCAAAAGCCATAGAACCACATAAAGCTCCATAACCTATATCTGCTCCAGCATCAGTTGTAAAGTTCAGATAATCAAACTCATCAATACATACTATATCAGTACCATTAATTCTACCAATATAATCAGTACCATTAAAGTAAGTAGGTTGCCCATCTTCTCTAAAAGGTCTTATTAACATTTGTTGTACAATAGGGTTCTTTAAAAATCTTGCTTTAACTCTTGGTCCTATAAAGTATGTATAACCCATACCTTTAAAACCTTGATAATTAACATAGTGCATTGGTTTTATAGCACCCTCGGTATTTATCTTTCTACCGCCTGTTTTAGCCATTTGAATTAAATTAATTAAATGGTCTATATTACAATAACCACTAGTCCCATCAGCATAATCTGCTGTTCCTATATTACCATTATTACCCGGAGCGCCAATCGCACATCTTTGTTGAACTGTTTGACCGACAGCAATTACGTTTCTAATTGATTCAGCCCCAAATAATACACGATCAGAACTAATACCATCACCGCTAACATCAATTTGATTGATAACACAATTTTTTATTTTAGATGTAAAATAGTTTTCAAAATCACTTGTTACTTGACCATCACCTAATAAGTAATCGTAACTTTTATGATCTGCTTTACCTTTACTACCATAAGCAAAACAAAAAGCAAATTGATTAATATTTCTTCTTTTAGTTAAAAGTTCACGTTTAATTGCAATTTGCTCATTAACGCTTTTAGTAAATTGAAATTTTGCTAAATATTCAGCAATATCATAATCTTTAGCACCTACTGCAAATCTGGTTTTACCAATATTCATTGTACAGTTTACAGGTGTATCAAGAGTTCCTTTACCCTCTAAAGTATTTTCGTCATAAACTTCATTTACTTTACTATTGTAAGTCATGCTAAATACAATTTCAGCACCTTTACCTTTGTCAACATTTTTTTGTAAAGCTATCATGGAATTACCGGTAGAACCCATATATTTATTAAAAGGGTCTTCTGCCAACATTTCTTTCCAAAATGGGTCTAATACGTCTCTTTGAAATTTATTCTGATCTTTTGGTTGACTAAAATTAAATATAGCCATTTTAAATACCTCGTTATTTATTAATTAATACTAATTGTTTATTAATATTATTTAGGTAAATAACTAATAATATTTAAAGTAAGTTTACACGCTTTAAAGTAATATTAATTATGTCTATTTTACATATCAAATAAACTTTGTAAATGATCATCATATTTTTTACTATTTACAATATTTGATGATCTATACTTTATCTGTTTATTATCGTTTTTATCAAAACTATTGTCAATACTTTCTTTATTTGTGTTAATTTGTTCATTTAATCTTGATATTTCATCTTGCAAGCTGTTAACAAACGCAAATATATTTTTATGTTTTTTTAATCCTTTTTCAAAAACATTTCTATAATCTTGACCAAGCATTAATAATTTTTCTATAGCATCAGTCGGTTCAGCTTCTTCCAGATATTCCAATAAACTTTCTCTTTCATCAATATTTAATAAATGAACTGAATCATAAAAAGCCTTATAATTATTATCTATTTCTTTTGATTTATTATATTTTTTAAAGTTTTGGAATTCATTCTCAAGTTTTTCAAGAATTGTTTTTGATTTATTATCACCTTTAGAAACCTCATCTTTTACTTCTAATTCATCTTCTTTAAAATCAAGTATTGATGTAAGTTTATTAACAGCATCATTAAACTCTTCCACATCAAGATATGTATTATCAGGATCAAGTATAGATTTTTTTAATTCTTCAATTGTTGATTTGAATTTCTTTTTAAACAAAACATTTTCTTGATTTTTTACTTGATAACTTTTTTTAGTATCATTTAATGCTTTTTCTAAACTTTTTATTTGTTTTTCAAGATCAGGTCTAACTTCTTCCTGTTTTTTATCTTCTTTATTTTGTTTTTCTAAATCTTCAATTTCAGATTCATCTTTTACAAATTCTTCTTGTAATTTTACACTTTCTTTTTGATTGTCTGTATTAATCTGTTGTTTTGTATTAACAACATCTTGTTTATGTTCTTCTTTTTTAGAATCTTTAATCTTATTATGTATTTCACCTAATACATTATCTAAATCATTATCACTCATTATTTACCTCTTGTTGATTTGGCAATATTCCTTGTTGTAATTGCATTTTTTCAATTACAACTCTTTTATATTCAGCAGCTAATTTATAGCTTGATACTTCACCTATACCTTCTTGTTGTAAGAAATAAGGTGATGATAATAACATATCGGCAAGCCCACTACCCAAAATAGTATTAAATATTTCTTTTTCTTCTTCAATACTAGAACTAAAATTAGGTGAGGTTGTAGGATAAACTTCAAAATTAAGTAATGATATATTGCTATCTATCACTGCACTATCTTGCTTACCTTCGTTATAAAATGATATTACCTGTTTAAAATTCTCAATACCTTTTAAAGTATCAAGCATTATTCTTCCCTCGGAAGTAAGCATATACTCATAAGCAAGTACTAAAGGATTTTGAGCATTCAAAGTTGTATTTATTCTATTTTGTATAGCAACACCGCTTTCAGCATTAGTTGGTTTACCTGCAAAATCATCAAATAATCCAGACAGATTTTGAAATTCCCTATTTAACATATCAAGTGAGCTAAGTATACCTTTTATATCATTACTATTATCAACAACAGTAATATCCTTAGGGTCTACTTGTAAAAACCCACGTTTCTTTTTGGATTCTATATTATACATTTTTACAAATTGTTCATAATCCATACTACTAGCTTTAGGATTACACATTGTAAGTTTTGAATTTGCATAATGGAATAATTTTGAAATCTCAACATTCCACAAGTTTTGTAATTCTATCATGTAATTTGTACTACCTATAAAATCACCATTCATATTTCTTGAATATACCATTGGTACATATGGAAAAAATGTCTGATTAGGAACTTGTTCAGCTATAGCCCCATGATAAAGTAATATATCATTACAAAATACAGTTTTATAAATTCTAGTACCTGTTTTTACATCAACTTTACCTGTAGCTTTTTTATTTACCAAATCTTCATTAAAAGTAGTAAATATAGTATCATCAAATTCTTTATAGGTATTATCAATCTGTCTATCATTGTTATCAGTTACTGGTATATCACATGTTGATTCAAAATACTTATCTGATCTTTTTTCATATAATTCAACAATTCTTATAGATTTGCCATTTACCCAAATATCTGCCGGTATTGCTGTAAAATCTTCTACAGATGTATATTGATTATTTTTACTATTAGCTACCATATTATCAAATTCAGTAACATATTTAGGGTATAAATTTTTTAACTTAACAACATTTACAAAATAACTTCTAGCTATAACATTCTGATTCTCTAGCCTTGGGCTTAAATCATCAGGATCAAAATACATTTCCCTACTATTTACCCATTCATACCAAAATCTGTTATTTTCATAATAAAAATGAGACCAACCAATCCCGCTTGATAAAGCTGATTGACATTTTAAACTTGATGCAAAACTATGACTATTTTGACTTTGAACATTAAAAGCCCAGTTTTTTATGTAATTAGCTAAATTAAAATGATATTGTGAATTAGTTACCGGTAAAAAACCAACTCTTTTACCGCTTTTTATTAATATGCTTAAATATCTATCAATAATAGGTTTAATTCTATTAACAGTTATAGGATCACAACCAATTTGTTCTAAACCTACTTTATCTTTATGATTATTCCATTGTTTATTATAATAATAATCATTATTTATAATATCGTTTTCAATCCATGTTTTTCTTATTTGTGAATCTGCTAGATATTTAAATAACTCTTTTGAATCTTCTAAAATCTGTCTTTTATTCATGTTTCCAACAACTCATAACCGGTTAATATACAAGAAAAGAATTCACCATAAGACCCACTATAACAAACAAGATTATCCCCATCTAATAATACATGTTCTGAAATTTCAGAACTATTACCTTTAATTACCATTAATAAATCCGTTGTCTGATTAGGAGTTAATAATAAATTATAACAGATATATGCTTTTTCTATAGGATTTTTCAATAATCTTATATCTTCAACAGTTATACGAATATTATTGTCAGTAATATTCGTACACCGCAAAGAAGTTATAATTGTTTGCTTTTCAGCACTTATTAGAACTGTTTTAGTATTAGATATTGACTCAAAATTATTTTTAATATTATTGGTAAAAATCATTAATATTTAATTATTTTATCAATAATTTCTTTCATTTTAGTAAACTTATCATTAAAAATATCTATTTCTTCCAAAGATATTTCTTCTTTTTTACCTTTTTTAATTGAAATATACATTATTGATTGTTTAAT